GTGATTCCTCTGTCACGTAAGGTTAAATCTTTTGCGGCATATCTGGAAGATCAGTATTATGATCTGATGTTTAATCGACTCAAGTCATACATATTCCAGAATCGTGGAAGGCTGAATTTACATACCAGCCTTGTTCATGATCCGAGCTATATCGAACTTGACGATCTTCATGTGATGGGTGTTTCTTTCAAGGAGACGGAAGACGACCGTATCCTTTTTAGGGCTGCCATACAAACGGATGTTATCGTAAAAGGTCGTTCCAGACGTGATTACGAAGAAGACGTCGTCTATCCGTGGTTTTCCATCTCATTTACTGGTATTCTTCGATGTGGCCTGAACATGGTCACGATCACATCTGTGGGAGAATACAGCAAAGAACGCTTCAGCAAAGAGGATGCCTTGTCTCAATATTTAATCCCGTATGTGTACTCGAAGGACCTCGATGCTCACGCCGAGAAATTCCTGAAAAAGTACTGTCCGAAAGCATTAGATGTGCCTATGCCGTTGCCAATCAAGGAAGTGCTGGAAGCGATGTGTCTTACCGTACATCATGCTCCTCTTCCTGATGGTGTTTTTGGACGGACCTATTTCAACAACGCAACGGTCGACATTTACGACCGGGACAGAACTGTTGTGTCTGCCGATATCGAGGAAGGAACCATTCTGGTTGATCCGGATGTATTCTTTATGCGTAATATCGGCTCTGTGAACAACACCATCATTCACGAGTGCGTCCATTGGGACAAGCACTATAAGTTCTTTGAGCTTCAGAAACTTATCAACCCTGAACTCACGTCTATTTCCTGTGCTGTCGTTGAGGAGTATAAAAAAGGAGCCGGTGGTTTAAGTGAGGAACTGGCATGGATGGAGTGGCAGGCTAATGCCATCGCTCCGAAAATCCTGATCCCTGCAAAGACAGGCCGTGCAAAATTAAGTGAACTTCTCTACACGCTTAGTCGTGCATTCCCCTCAGATAGCAAAGCATCTATCATGCAGCTTGCTATCAGTGAGTTTGCCGATTTCTTCAAGGTTTCCACGATGGCCGCAAAGATCAGAGCCATTGAGCTGGGCTTTGATCAGGCCGCCGGTGTATTCAACTATGTAGACGGGCAATATTACCCACCGTTCTCCTTCGCCAAGGGCTCGCTGAAAAAGGATCAGACCTTCATTATCGACAGGAACAACGCCATTATCGAATCGTTGTTCAATCAGGACCTTGCAGAAGATTTCAAAGCTGGCCGGTTTATTCACGCTGGCGGCATGATGGTCATCAACGATCCGAAGTACGTTGTCGTCCAGAATGAGCAGGCTGAACTCACAGAATATGCTCTGGCTCATGTTGACGAATGCTGCTTGGTATTTGACCGCACAACAAGAGTCAGCAGCCACTATGATGACTCCTTCTACCGGATCTGTTTCCTCTGCCGGGATGCCGATTCAAAGAGCTTCGTAGAGGCAAAGTTCAATCCCAAAGAAGGTAAAAACGAAGATGTCCAGAAACGTGCCCGTGAAATGGCTGCCATCGCAGCGGAGGCAAAGCGGGTATCTGATATCCTTGCAGAGGTCCCTTCGTCCTTCTGCGGCACCCTCGATTATCATGTAAAACGTCGTGGTTACACCAACGAGAAGATGGAAGAACGCACCGGCATCAGCTCCCGAATGATTCAGGACTACCGTAATAAAAAAGACGCCAAACCCACCCTGCAAAGTGTGCTTGCCCTCTGTATCGGCTTGAACTTGCACCCATCCTTCTCATACGATCTGATTAACAAGGCCGGGTACAATATCATGGCCGCCAATGAGGAATACCTCATTTACCGGTATCTGATCGATAATCACCACATGGAGAACATCTTAATGTGGAATGCAAAGCTACAAGATGCCGGTATCTCGCAGCAACTACCCAAAAACGGGAACAAATTGACTGCTCCTGAAAAATAATTCGGAAGTCGCACTTCCGGTATAAAACCCTGATTTATCAAGGCTCTTATGTCTTTCAAGACATGAGGGCCTTCTTTTTTTGCCTATTTTTCAGGCTTTTTCGGCCACTTGAACCGGAAGTCCCACTTCCTCGTGAAAATCCGGAATCTCAATAAAATAGTACCTGTGAGTGAAAGCTCACACCCACAAGCGGTACGTCCACTGGCCCCGGACGATCCAGTACCGCCTGATGGGACAAGTTAATACGAACAGCTGCCTACTGGATAAGGAAGCTGCAGACCGGAACGGAGAAATCTCCGTCGGGACTGTGGTTGGATTTCTATACCCATTTGCAGCTGACCATGAAGGTTTCCTCCGTTCCAAGCAAATCGAACGGAGGAAATTTTCATGCAAAACAACGACAAGAAGTACTTTATCCCGGTCGACGGGACCCCTATCGAGGTCAGCGAGGAAGTTTACAGGGCATACTACCAGCCCATCTGGAACACCCGCTACCATGCCCAGAAGAACGGCGAGTGCCGCTGCACCAAGGCCCAGCTTTGGAAGTGTGACGGTGTTTGCCCCGGCTGCCCGTTCTACGCTGCCGGTAAGAAGGTTTCCATCGACACGCCTATCGGCGGCGAGGAAGACGAGCTTACCCTTGGTGACACGCTGGCCGACGACGCATCGTCTGCGGAGTCCATCCTTATGGATAAGGAACTGCTCGACGCTCTATACGACGAGCTGAACCGCCTTGACCCGGACGGCAGACGCATCTGCGAGCTTATCATGCAGGGCAAGACGGAGCGTGAAATCGCTGCCGACATGGGCAAACGCCAGTCGACCATCAACTACCAGAAGAACAAGGTGTTCTCCATCCTGCGTGAAGCCCTGAAGGACTTCATCTAATACCCAACAAAGGCCGCCGTGGAAGCAATTCTGCGGCGGTCTAAAATTTTTCAGATTTTTTCGTTCAAAACACCGGTTTCCCTCCAGTGGGTACTGAGGACAGCAAAACAACACAGGTCCTCAGAAAGGAGGAACCGACAATGAGTGAGTCCAGACCCAACAAAGCCGTCACCGATGAAGAGCTCATCGGAGTTCTTACGGCAATCAGCGTAGTGTCAAGACGTCTGGCGAGGAAGCTGATCCAGCTGAACCTGACAAGCCAATCTCAGGAAGGAGGAAAACGTGATGAGCAAAATGAGCGAAATAGAAGCGACCATCAGGGAGTTGCGGGATATTGCATCTTCTATTAACGACATCGCCAACTGGCTGACCGGCGCATTCAGTGGCACCGAGGAAGCGGCCCCTGCTCCGGAACTGGAAAAGGCACTCACCCTCGAAGAGATCAGAGCGATTCTGGCAGAAAAGTCCCGTGATGGCTTCACCGCTCAGATCCGTGACCTTCTCCTGAAGTACGGTGCCAAGAAGCTCTCCGAGGTTGACCCGGCAAGCTACAAGGCTCTGATAACGGATGCGGAGGTGCTCGGAAATGCCTAACCACGCACTTCTCTCTGCATCGTCTTCGCACAGGTGGCTCAACTGCCCACCTTCGGCAAGGCTCTGTGAAGGTTACGACGACAAAGGCAGCGATTTCGCAGCCGAAGGTACCGACGCCCACGCTCTCTGTGAGTTCAAGCTCCGGACGGCACTCGGTATGGAAGCAAAAGACCCAACCGAAGACCTTACTTGGTACAACTCCGAAATGGAGGAATGTGCCAACGGGTATGTGTCCTTTGTAATGGAGCTGGTCGAGAAGGCCAAGAAGACCTGCCCGGACCCTGTGGTCCTGATCGAACAGCGGCTCGACTACTCCAAGTACGTCGAGGAGGGCTTCGGCACCGGCGACTGCGTCATCATTGCAGACGGGACGCTGCACATCGTGGACTACAAGCACGGCAGAGGCGTTCTGGTCGAGGCTGACGACAACCCGCAGATGAAGCTGTACGCTCTCGGTGCGCTGGAGCTGTTCGACTGCATCTACGACATCGACACCGTCAGCATGACCATCTACCAGCCCAGACGCTCCAACGTCAGCACTTTCACCATTCCGAAGGAGGAACTCTACGAGTGGGCCGATCGGGTTCTGACCCCTACCGCAGAGCTTGCCTTCAACGGAGACGGCGAATACCACTGCGGCGAATGGTGCCAGTTCTGCAAGGCAAAAGCCGACTGCCGTGAAAGAGCCAACGCCAACATGGAGCTTGCCAAGTTCGAGTTCAGGCAGCCGCCTCTGCTTACAGATGAAGAGGTCGAAGAAATCCTCGGTCGCATTGACGAGCTGATCGCTTGGGCCTCCGACATCAAGGACTATGCGCTTCAGGCAGCCATCAGTGGTAAACAGTGGTCCGGCTACAAACTGGTCGAGGGCCGCTCCAACCGCAAGTACACAGACGAGAATGCCGTCATCGCAGCCGTAACAGCTGCCGGGTACGACCCCTACGAACACAAGATTCTCGGCGTCACCGCCATGACCTCGCTTCTCGGAAAGAAACAGTTCAACGGCATTCTTGGAGACCTGATCACCAAGCCTCAAGGAAAACCCACGCTGGTGCCGGACAGCGATAAAAGACCGGCAATGACAACCACTATCGATGATTTTAAGGAGGACAACTAATATGTCAAATTCTACTAAGCTCGCAAACCCCATGAAGGTTATCACCGGCAAAGACACCCGTTGGTCCTACGCCAATGTCTGGGAAGCCAAGTCCATAAACGGCGGCATCCCGAAGTTCAGCGTCAGCCTCATCATTCCGAAGACTGACACCGTGACCGTTCAGAAGATCAAGGCAGCGATTCAGGCAGCCTACGAGGAAGGTCAGGCAAAGCTCAAGGGTAACGGTCGTACTGTACCGCCTCTCACCGCTATCAAGACGCCTCTTCGTGACGGCGACACCGAGCGTCCGGATGATCCGGCTTATGCTGGCTGCTACTTCGTTAATGCGAACTCCGCTACGGCTCCTGGCATCGTGGACGCTGATTGTAATCCGATTCTGACCCGTTCCGAGGTTTACTCCGGTGTGTACGGTCGTGCCAGCATCAACTTCTACGCCTTCAACTCCAATGGCAACAAGGGCATCGCCTGTGGGCTGAACAACCTGCAGAAGATCCGTGACGGTGAACCCCTCGGCGGCAAGTCCAGCGCAGCGTCTGACTTCTCCACCGATGACGAAGATGATTTCCTCGGTTAAAACAAAGGAGGTAAACACCATGACAACAATTCAGACGATTCTTCTCCTCGCTCTTCTCGTAATCTGGCTGTGCTTCAGCGTGGTCTTTTTGATCACCGCTGTGCAGTCCTTCATTTACGACCGCAAGCGTGAAAAGCGTGAACTGGCTCAGGCTGAACGTGACAAGGAATACCATGACAAGCGCATGGAGAACTTGCTGAGCAAGTAAACATCAAGCCCCTGGGCGGTAGAGCGTTCTGCCGCCCTATTGGGGTATGTGAAAGGATCAGTGACAATGAAAACTCTCTCAATCGATATTGAAACCTACAGCAGCGTGGATCTTTTCAAGTGCGGTGTCTACAAATACACCGAGGCGACAGATTTCGACATACTTCTCTTTGGGTATTCCACAGACGGCGGCCCCGTGCAGGTGGTCGATCTTGCCTGTGGTGAAACAATCCCTCAAGAGGTCATTGCGGCGCTGACAAACGATGATGTGACGAAGTGGGCCTTCAACGCTCAGTTCGAGAGAATATGCCTCTCCCGCTGGCTCCGTGACCACGGCAGTTTTGATAACGCCTACTACAGCATCCCGGAAGACACCGTGGGCAACTACCTCAATCCGGCATCATGGAAATGCACCATGATTTGGTCCGCATACATGGGCTTGCCGCTTTCGTTGGAAGGTGTCGGTGCAGTGTTGGGTCTCGGAAAGCAAAAGCTGACCGAGGGAAAAGAGCTCATCAAGTATTTTTGCCAGCCCTGTGCGCCGACAAAGGCCAACGGTGGTCGGACTCGTAATCTGCCGGAAAATGCTCCGGATAAGTGGGCCTCATTCAAACGGTACAATTCCCGTGATGTCGAGGTCGAGATGTCCATTCAGGAAAAGCTCGCCAAGTTCCCTGTGCCGGAAACGATCTGGGAGCAGTACCACCTCGATCAGGAGATCAACGACAGAGGTGTTGCCCTCGATATGGAGCTGGTTCGTCAGGCCATCGCTATGGACACCCGCTCCCGTGCGGAGCTCACTGCTGCTGTAAAAAAGCTCACCGCTTTGGAAAACCCCAACTCCGTGCAGCAGATGAAGCAGTGGCTTTCGGATAACGGGCTGGAGATGGATTCCCTCGGTAAGAAGGAAGTTGCCGAAATGCTCAAGACCGCTCCGGCAGAGCTCCAGAAGGTACTCCTTCTCCGACAGCAGCTGGCCAAGTCATCCGTTAAGAAGTATCAGGCGATGGAAAAGGCCGTGTGTGCCGACGGTCGTGCCCGTGGAATGTTTCAGTTCTACGGTGCCAACAGGACTGGTCGCTGGGCCGGACGCATTATTCAGATGCAGAACCTACCCCAGAATCATCTTCCGGATTTGGCAGAGGCCCGTGCTCTTGTCCGCTGTGGCGACTTTGACGGCATGGTGTTTCTCTATGAAGATGTCCCGGATACGCTTTCGCAACTGATCCGTACCGCATTTGTGCCGAGGTCCGGATATAAGTTCATTGTCTCTGATTTCTCTGCAATCGAGGCCAGAGTACTGGCATGGTTCGCCGGTGAGACATGGCGTCAGGAGGTCTTTGAGAAAGGCGGCGACATTTACTGCGCTTCCGCATCGCAGATGTTCAAAGTTCCTGTAGAGAAACACGGCATAAATGGTCACTTGCGGCAAAAAGGCAAAATCGCTGAACTCGCCCTTGGCTATGGCGGCTCGGTTGGAGCCCTCAAAGCGATGGGTGCCTTGGAGATGGGGCTTTCGGAAGACGAGCTTCAGCCGCTGGTCACCGCTTGGCGAAACTCGAACCAAAACATCGTGAAGTTCTGGTGGGATATCGACCGTGCTGCTATGAATGCTGTGAAGTATCACATGGACAGCGAGATCTGTGGTATTAAGTTCTCCTACAAGAGCGGGATGCTATTCATTGCACTCCCATCCGGCAGACGGCTCTCCTATGTGAAGCCCAAGCTCGGCACAAACCAGTTCGGTGGCGAGTGCATCACCTACGAAGGCATCGGTGGCACTAAGAAATGGGAGCGACTGGATACATACGGGCCGAAGCTCGTGGAGAACATCGTCCAAGCCACCTCCCGCGACATTCTCTGCTATGCCATGCGGACTCTATCGCACTGCTTTATCACCATGCATATCCACGACGAGCTGGTCATTGAAGCAAGCCCCGGTGTGAACCTGAAATCTATCTGTGAGCAGATGGGACGGACCCCTCCGTGGGCAGACGGACTCAAGCTCCGTGCTGATGGCTATGAGACCATGTTTTATAAAAAAGACTGATTCTGATTCGTTCAAATACCGCTAAACCCTCCAGTGGGTAGTGAGAATTTTTGATTGGAGGTGCCTATCATGGCCGAATACAAAAACGCAGAAGGCTATGCCGATCCCACGGCATTCGGAGTCTTATGTGCTATTGAAAAAGAAGAAAAAGCTCTCCGGGCATTCAGGCCTATCGTGTATATTTGTAGCCCGTATACCGGAGACGTAAAGAACAACGCCGCTGCCGCCAGACGATACAGCCGTTTTGCGGTGGAGACTGGATACATTCCCATCGCACCGCACCTGCTTTTTCCGCAGTTTCTTAACGACAACAATCCAAAGGAACGTGAGCTGGGACTGTTCTTCGGAAACGCCATCCTGAGTAAATGCGCCGAAATGTGGGTCTTTGGTGAACGGATCTCCGAGGGCATGGAGGCCGAGATTAAGAGAGCAACTTGGAAGGGACACCGAATCCGCTACTTCAGCGAGACCTGCGAGGAGGTAAAGCAATGAAATTCACTCTTTTCTATGCCGACTGTCTGGAGATCCCTGGTAACTGCACCTACCCGCACAAGGTCGAAATCACCAGCAAGGACGCTCTGCTTCAGGCGGTAACACACGATTATGTCTGTGCAGAGTATCAGGGCAACTACCGTAGCAACGAGAACTTCATTGGCTCTGATTGCTTGCCGGTGGACTGCGACAATGACCACAGCGACGACCCGGAAGAATGGGTCTATCCTTCAGATGTTGCGAATGCATTCCCAGGCGTGGCCTTTGCGGTCCACTACAGCCGCAACCATATGAAGAAAAAAGGCGGCAAAGCTCCAAGGCCAAAATTCCACGTCTTCTTTGTCATCGACCGAATTACCGACCCCATCCAGTACAGCGAGATGAAAAAGCTGGTCAACAGTACCTTTCCGTACTTCGACACCAAGGCCCTCGACGCCGCTCGGTTTTTCTTCGGTACAAAGAAGCCGGAGGTTGAGATCTTCGATGGGCCGATGACGCTGACCACCTTCCTTGCTGACGACGATTTCGACGCCAACATGGACTTCGGCAGCTACGGCGACATCGTCATTCCCGAAGGCAGCCGCAACGCCACCATGTCCCATTATGCCGGACGCATCCTGAAGCGCTTCGGCAATACCGATGAGGCGCATAAGCATTTTGCGGAAGTGGCTGCTTGCTGCCAGCCGCCATTGGAGCAGTCGGAGCTCGACAGCATCTGGCGCAGCGCACGGCGGTTCTATGAAAAGATCTCCGCGCAGGAGGGCTACATCCCTCCGGAGCAGTACAATCAGGACCTGCAGCTCAAGCCCACTGACTATTCCGATGTCGGGCAAGCCACGATGCTGGCACGAGAATATGAAGGCAAGCTCCGTTATTCGCCCTCGACGGACTTCCTTGTTTACAACGGTCGATTCTGGGAGGAATCCAAGCCCAAGGCGCAGGCCGTGGCACAGGAGATTACCACCCGCCAGCTTGAAGAGGCGGAAACCGAGATTAAGAAGGTCGTTAACGAGATGATGAAAAACGGCGCATGGGAACTGCTGGCCTCAATGGGTCCCAAGAAGGCGGCAATGGCTTTCAGTTCGGAACAGGCTCGTTCCTTCCAGAAATATGAGAACGCCACGACCTACCGCAACTATGCTATCAAGCGCAGAGACTCAAAATACATCTCTGCAGCCTTAAAGGAAACGCGCCCGATGGTCGAGATTGACCAACGGCAGCTGGATGCGGATGAGTTTCTGCTCAATACTCCGTCAGCAACCTATGACCTTCGCATCGGTATAACCTCAGCTCACGAACACACACCTTCGGATTACATCACGAAGCAGACAAGCGTGGACCCTGCTGACAAAGGCTCTGAAATCTGGCAGGATGCGCTACAAACCTTCTTCTGTGGTGACAACGAGCTCATCAGTTATGTTCAGGATGTTGCCGGTCTAGCCGCTATTGGGAAGGTTTGCGTTGAGGCCTTGATCATCGCTTACGGTGAAGGCCGCAATGGTAAGTCCACCTTTTGGAATACGCTGGCCCGTGTGCTGGGTACCTATAGTGGCAATCTGTCCGCTGACACGCTGACTGTCGGCTGCAAACGCAATGTCAAGCCAGAGCTGGCTGAAGCCAAGGGCAAGCGTCTCATCATTGCAGCCGAACTGGAGGAAGGCATGCGCCTTTCTACCGCCAACGTCAAGCAACTCAGTTCTACAGACGAGATCTATGCAGAGAAAAAGTACAAGGACCCGTTCAGCTTCGTGCCGAGCCACACCCTCGTACTTTACACGAACCACTTGCCGAAGGTCGGTGCGCTCGATGCCGGGACGTGGCGCAGGTTGATCGTGATCCCATTTAATGCAAAGATCGAAGGCTCGTCGGACATCAAGAACTATGCCGATTACCTCTATGCGAAAGCCGGTGGCGCGATTCTCAAATGGATCATGGCCGGTGCCAAGCGTGTGATCGAGCGGGACTATCACATTGTCAAACCAGCGGTGGTCGAAGAAGCTACCAGAAAATACAGAGAGAACAACGACTGGCTTTCTCAGTTCTTTGACGAATGCTGCGTGATTGTTCCAGACGGAAAGACCAAATCCGGCGAGTTTTACATCGCATACCGCAGTTACTGTATGCAGGTGGGCGACTACATTCGCAGTACGACCGATTTTTACGCAGCCTTGGAAGCGGCTGGTTTCGTGCGGCGCAAAACCAGTGCCGGAATCATGATTTCTGGCTTGCAGCTCAAGTCCGATTTCATGGAGTAAAGGCAAAAGTGCAGGTCGTGAAGGTCTTTTCTGGAACTTTTCTTATAGCCCTAAAAAATAGCCTATAAGAAAAGTTAACGATATGAGGTTCACGACCTGCACTCCACCCACTCTAATCCCTGATGGAGGAACACTATGCGAGAGAAAATCATTGAACAACACTTAGTCAAGGCTGTGAAAAACTATGGCGGCATTGCACCAAAACTGGTGAGCCCCGGATTTGACGGGATACCAGATCGACTGGTACTGCTGCCCGGAGGCAAGGTAGGATTTGTGGAGGTCAAGGCACCCGGCAAGGAACCGAGGCCTTTGCAGGTAGCCAGACACGGATTACTGCGGCGGCTGGGCTTCAAGGTGTATATCCTCGATGGCCCTGAGCAGATTGGAGGGATACTTGATGAAATACGAACCGCATGAGTACCAGAGGTACGCCATCAACTATATCGAAGAGCATCCCTTCGCTGCCGTGCTGCTGGACATGGGCCTGGGCAAGACGAGCATCACTCTGGCCGCTATTGCAGACCTGCTGTTTGACAGTTTCGAGGTGCATAAGGTGCTGGTCATTGCTCCGCTGCGTGTGGCGCGTGATACTTGGAGCGCAGAGCTTCAAAAGTGGGACCAGTTCCATCATCTGGCCTATTCGGTGGCGGTAGGAAGTGAGGCAGAACGAAAAGCAGCCCTGACGAGGAAGGCGGACATCTACATTATCAACCGTGAGAACATCCAGTGGCTCATCGAGAAAAGCAAGCTCCCGTTTGATTTCGACATGGTCGTGGTGGACGAGCTTTCTTCCTTCAAAAACCACCAGTCAAAACGGTTCAAGGCTCTGATGCAGGTGCGACCCAGAATCAAGCGAGTCATTGGGCTCACCGGCACTCCGGCCAGCAACGGACTCATGGATCTGTGGGCTGAGTTCAAGATCATCGATATGGGTAAACGCCTCGGCCGATTTATCACCTATTATCGACAGGAGTATTTTGTGCCGGACGCGACGAACGGTCAAATCGTCTACAGCTATCGTCCGAAGCCCGGTGCTGAGCAAGCCATCTATCGACAGATCTCGGATATCACCATTTCGATGAAATCTACGGACCACCTAAAAATGCCGAAACTCATATCCAGCGAATACAAGGTCTATCTCAGCCCAGACGAGCAGGATGCCTACGACGAGATGAAAAGGCAGTTCATTCTGGACCTGCCTGAAGGCGAAATATCTGCTGCCAATGCTGCAGCCCTCTCCGGCAAGCTCTCTCAGATGGCCAACGGTGCTATTTATGACGATGCCGGAAATACGGTCTCGATTCACGAGCAGAAGCTGGACGCTCTGGAGGATATTATCGAATCGGCCAATGGCAAGCCCCTTCTGGTGGCCTATTGGTATCAGCACGATCTGGAGCGAATCATGGAAAGGCTGCATGAGCGGCATATTCCGTTTTCTAAGCTGGACAAGGCTGACAGTATCCGTAGATGGAACAACGGCGAAATCCCGGTAGCTCTGATTCATCCGGCTTCTGCCGGACATGGACTCAATCTCCAGGCCGGTAGCAACACAATCATCTGGTTCGGCCTCACATGGTCCTTGGAGCTCTATTCCCAGACGATAGCAAGGCTCTGGCGGCAAGGGCAGACCGAGGAAACCGTAATCGTCCAACATATCGTAACGGACGGCACCATTGACGAGCAAATACTCCGGGCTCTGAAGGACAAGGATAAAACGCAGTCGGCACTTATCGCTGCGGTTAAGGCAAATCTGAAAATCTAAAGACAAAAAACGACAATCTTCGCCAATCCGAGTGATTCCAAATTCGGAGGTGCGACTTTGAACCCATACGAAGAACTGGCAAACGCCACCATTCTACAAGCGGTCAAGGATTACCGGCTAAGCGACGACGAGTGGGAACTGCAGGAAATCGAGCGTTTCTTCCGCTCTGGCTGGTTCGGTGTCCTGTCAAAAGTCAATCCGGAATTTCTGATCCAATCGTTACGGAAGGAGAAGCAAAATGACCGCTAAAGAATATCTGTCACAGGCCCGGACACTGGATATGCGGATTAAATCCAAGCTCCAGCAAATCGAGTCCTTAAACGAACTGGCAACATCCTGTACCGCCGTTTATAGCGACATGCCCAGAAACCCGAATCGCGGCAGCTCCAAAGTAGAACGGGCTGTTTTGAAGATTATCGAGGTTGAGGAAAGTCTGAAACATGATGTTGAAGATCTGGTGGAGCTGAAGAAAGAAATCATGGCCACGATACAGGCCGTTTCGGATGTCGAGCTGCAAACCCTGCTGGAGAAGCGATACCTGTGCTTCCTCTCGTGGGAGAAGATTGCGGTGGAGATGCATTACAGTATACAGCACATTTATCGGATGCATGATACGGCCCTTTCCTGTGTTGCCACCATCATGAGAGTAAATGAGAGAGATTGAGAGTCGCTTCTTATGATAGTATTATGATGGACAAAGTAAAACCTACGAAGGCCTTGTGGGAGCGCCCTCTCCCGCAGGGCTTTTCTTATGCCCCAAGGAGGTGAAGCGATGCCAAGAAAACCAAAGCGTCCCTGTTCCTACCCCGGCTGTCCTAACCTCACGGATGGACAGTACTGCAAGGAGCACGAAGCAGTCGCCCGCAGGCAGTACAACAAGTACGAACGCGCCCCGGACATAAATAAGAAATACGGCAGAGCCTGGAAGCGAATCCGTGACCGCTACGCTGCGGCGCATCCTCTCTGCGAGATGTGTCTGAAGGAGGGTCGGATGACCCTGTGGATGAGGTACACCACATCGTTCCCATCTCTCAGAGCGGCACTCATGCGAGAGACAACCTGATGAGCCTTTGCCGTTCCTGCCACACCAAGATCCACCACGACCTCGGCGACCGGTAGGGCGGTCAAAATCTCTGCGGCTCCTGTATACGGGCAGCGGCCTGGGGCTTCGTGTGCGAAAATGGCGAAATCAAAAGGGTGATTTACCCCGGCGCAGAAAGGACGGTGAAAAAGTGCCAACAAAATCCAATAACATCGGCGGTCGCGGCGGTGCCAGATCAGGTGCAGGACGGAAAAAGAAGCCGCTCAACGAAAAGGTGGAAACGGGTAACCCTGGAGGCAGAGCCTTGAAGGTTCTGGATATCCCGGATGTAAATGGAGTGGATATGCCAAAACCCCATGACTTTCTGTCCGCTACCCAGCGAGACGGTGGTCAGCTGCAGGCAAAGGAAATTTATGAGGAAACCTGGGAATGGCTCAAATCCATCGGTTGCACGGCTGTGGTGTCTCCGCAGCTTTTAGAGCGATACGCTATGTGCGCCGCCCGGTGGATTCAGTGTGAGGAAATGACCTCTACTTTGGGTTACCTGTCTAAGCACCCCACAACGGGCAAGCCGATCCCGTCCCCATTTATCAATATCGGCATCAACTATATGAACCAGGCCAACCGGCTCTGGAACGAAATATATCAGATCGTCAAGGAGAACTGCTCCACCGAATACACGGGAGCAAACCCGCAGGACGATTTGATGGAGCGCCTTCTGACGGCGCGGAAAGGATAAGCGTATGATTGAAAAAGTAAATCCTTCGCACCCAGACAAGGTGGCTGACCGCATTGCCGGTGCGATTGTTGACCTGGCATATGCCACAGAGGATAATCCCAAAATTGCGGTGGAGGTTTTGATTGGACACGGCGTGTGCCATGCGATCATTGAAACGACCGCCACTCTCGACAAAGAAAATATCGCAGAAGCTATTGTTCGGATTACCGGTGAGGTTCTGATCGACCTCTATATCACAAAACAGGATCAGCACCTTGTAAACAACCAGGCGGACGGCATTCGCTGTGGGGACAACGGTATTTTTAAAGGAATGCCCCTCACCCAAGAGCAAAAGGAACTGTCCGCGATTGCGCACCGTATCTACAAGCAGTATCCATCTGACGGGAAATACATCCTGGACGGCATCCGCTTAATCATCTGCCAGAGCAACGCTCCAGGAAGTGAAATTGATACAATGTATCCCGGTGCAGAGATCAATCCTCTGGGTGATTGGACCGGCGGGACCGATGTGGATACGGGAGCAACCAACCGCAAACTTGGCTCCGACATGGCCGATTCGGTAACCGGCGGCGGGCTTCATGGGAAAGACCTCTCCAAAGCGGATGTATCCGTCAATATCTATGCTTTCCTCAAAGCCCAAGAAACCGGAAATCCGGTGGAACTTTGCTGCGCCATCGGTGATGAAATGGTGGATGGTATTCCATACGCTCAGATCGTGGAAATTGCCCGTGACTATATCCGCTCTGTGGGCGGCTTTGAAAAGTTCGCTGAATGGGGGTTGTTCTGATGAGCAAGACGACCAGTGAAATGCAGCTGATATCTGTTACCCAGCTGATTCCCTATCAGAACAACGCCCGGACACACTCGAAGGAACAGATCAATAAATTGCGATCCTCCATTCGGGAATTTGGCTTTGTCAATCCTGTCATCATTGACCGTGAGTACAATATCATTGCAGGCCACGGAAGAATCGCCGCCGCCCGCGAGGAAGGTATCACCGAGGTGCCGTGTGTTTTTGTCGACCATCTCACCGAAGCCCAGAAGAAAGCATATATCCTTGCAGATAACCGCATGGCACTGGATGCCGGTTGGGATGAAAATATGCTCCGTGTGGAGTTGGAGGCTTTGGAAGAAATGGGCTATGACTTAGGGCTGACTGGTTTTGATGACAAGGAACTGGCAGCTCTTTTTCCTGCGGAAGAAGCCAAGGAAGATGACTTCGATGTGGAAGCCGAACTGCAAAAGCCCACATTCACCAGGGCTGGTGATGTGTGGACACTGGGCAGGCACCGTCTGGTATGTGGGGACTCCACGAAGGCGGAGACATACACCACGCTCATGGATGGAGTCAAGGCAAACCTGGTGATTACCGACCCGCCTTACAACGTCAACTATGAAGGCTCGGCGGGCAAGATCAAGAACGACAACATGGCAGGCGAGAAATTTTACGAGTTTCTGCTTGCTGCGTTCAAAAACATGGAATCGGTCATGGCGGCAGACGCATCCATTTATGTGTTCCACGCTGACACCGAGGGTCTCAATTTCCGCAGGGCGTTTGCCGATGCGGGTTTTTATTTGTCCGGATGCTGTATCTGGAAGAAACAGTCCCTTGTGTTGGGGCGCTCCCCTTATCAGTGGCAGCACGAGCCAGTGCTTTATGGCTGGAAGAAAAACGGCAAGCACCAATGGTACACCGGGCGAAAGGAAACCACCATCTGGGAATTTGACAAACCCAAGAAGAACGGCGACCACCCGACCATGAAGCCGATCCCGCTGCTGGCCTATCCCATCGGGAATTCCAGCATGACCAATGCCATCGTTCTTGACCCCTTCGGCGGCTCCGGTTCTACGCTGATTACCTGTGAGCAGACTGATCGAATCTGCCGCACCATTGAACTGGACGAGAAGTTCTGCGATGTAATCGTGAACCGCTACATCGAGCAGTTCGGCAGTGCAGAAGGTGTGACCGTCCTTCGTGAAGGCAAGACCTACCGGTATGACGAAGTACCCTCGAAGAACAAAAGAGAGGAAACGGAATAACCGCTTCCTCTCTGCTCAATTCTTTCTGGTAGGCTTTACATTGTCCGCCGGATTTAGGGAACCGTCAATCTCTCCGTGCTCCTGTTCAAAGGCTTTGATGTTTTCCCGAATGAGTACCAGAATATGACTGTTGACCGAGCGTCCCTCATAGTCAGCTACAAATCCCAGCTTCTCCAGCATCTCTTCCTCTATGCGAATGGATACGCTTTTGATTGCCATAAAATCACCTCGTTAGATATATTGTGTGTTTATTTTATGGCTGTTATGTGTTAAAATGTTTTAATTAGATATACTGTATATCTACAATAATTTTGCTATGTGGCTGAGGTGTTGAAATGTGAGAGTGGCAATTGTAGGGTCCAGAGGACTGAGCGTTACCGATTTGGGAAAATACCTGCCGGAAGGCGTGACTGAAATCGTGTCTGGGGGTGCAAGAGGGATAGATACCTGTGCCAGGGAGTACGCACTCTCCAATGGAATCAAGCTGACAGAATTTCTGCCGGAGTATGAGAAGTACGGGAGATCTGCTCCGCTAAAACGCAATATCACCATTATTGAAAACGCCGATCTCGTACTGGCATTTTGGGACGGAACTTCGAGGGGCACGAAATTTGTGATTGACAACTGCAAGAGCCGTGGCATTCCTGTGAAGGTCTTTGTACCGACCAGCCGCAGCTGACAATATACGCCCAGCTGATTTGTGTACAAGGTAGAATGTAACCATTCTGCTCTTTTCAACTTGCTATTATTGTATTTTAGAGGGAATATGTACTCACCAAAACAGAAAGGTGGTATGACATATGCCAAGCAAAGAAATGCAGGTGGCCGTGGAACAATTCATTCTGCAGCGAATCAATGCTTGCGGCTCTCATGAGTCACAAGGACTGCAAACGGCAAGTGAGCAATTCAGTCTCTGTGCCGAAAAACTGAATCAGTCTTTATCCGATCAGCAGAAGTCTCTCTACAGAGAGTGTGAGAATGCTTTCGCGCTGGTGGATGGAGAAACCATGCAGTGTTACTACCGTGCCGGTTTTGCCGACGCGGTATTCTTTTTGATGAGCTGGAGGGATGGAACATGGAACTGAATTATAACTGCACAGGCAATGAGCGGAAACGCCTGGCAAAAGCCATCAGCGAGATTACCGGTGCTCCTGCTCAGTACTTATATGCACCAAGCTTTGCTTACCAGGTGGGCTACTTTACCATCGACCGCAATGGCTCCGTTTCCTTCGATGACAGAGCCGACAGCGAAGAGATCGAAAACCTTATCGAGCAGCTTGCCACCCTGGGCTTTATGGCTGAATCAAAAGAGTCCGAAGGAACTGCAGCTGTAGAACCGGAGTCTGCCGAGGTGGATAGACTTTGCATTTCCATGCCGGTCAGCCTTTTCTCTGAAACCGCTTTGCAGAACCTCAAGAACATCATCGCAGCAAAGGGTGCCCTGATCTGCAAAGCACTGGGTGTGGATGACCTGCCCGTTGAGGTAACGGACACAAAAGTTTCGTTTCCCTGGTTTGCGGGGGCACCTTCACCGGAAGAGATCAAAGCCTACGACCACTTTATCTGTGCACTTTGCGAGATGGCCCGAAACCAAAAGCGGATTACAGCCAGGGAGCGTGACACAGACAACGATAAGTACGCCTTCCGCTGTTTCCTCCTTCGACTGGGATTCATCGGTGCGGAGTACAAGCAGGAGCGCAAGATTCTTCTACGGAACCTGACCGGAAGCTCTGCCTTCAAATCAACCCCAAATAAGGAGGTGCCCAGCGATGCCCTTTCCGAGTAAAGAAACTGTCGACCTGCTCCGCTCCCGCTACCCCAAAGGAACACGAGTGGAGCTGCTCAAAATGGACGATCCCCAGGCCCCGCCCGTTGGAACCCGAGGAACCGTGCAAGGTGTTGATGATGCCGGAAGCATCATGGTAGCTTGGGATAATGGAAGCGGTCTGAATGTTGTCTATGTCGAGGATCTCTGCAGAAAAACAGAGCAATAAATCGCTGTAATATACACAACATCTTGGCCACAACATCGTGTAGTTTATGGCTCATATAATACTGGATATAGTGTGCTTTCAGAGGTAATATGACACTACCGAAAGGGAAAACAACACTTAACAGGAGGCACACGCCATGAACGAAAAGACCAGAAGCCAGATTGAAGAAATGAAGAAGCAGACCATCGGAGTCGAGGTTGAGATGAACAGCATCAGCCGGGACAAAGCCGCCAGACTGGCCGCCGAGTTCTTCGGCACCGGGCGCTTTGAAAACACTGCAGGCCGCAACGGCTACTACACCTGGTCGGCTTGGGACACCGAGGGTCGGGAATGGAAATTCCAGAGAGACGTCAGCATCGCGGGACCCGACAGCGAGAAATGCGAACTGGTCACCCCGATCCTGACCTACGCCGACATGGAAACGCTGCAGGAGCTCATCCGCCGCCTTCGCAAGGCAGGAGCCAAGAGCGATGCCTCCAGGGGCTGCGGGGTTCATATCCACATCGGAGCCAAAGGCCACACACCCCAAACCCTCCGCAACCTGGCCAACATCATGGCAAGCCACGAGATGCTTCTGGCAAGCGCACTGGACCTCGACCGGGGACGGATGCACCGCTACTGCCGCACGGTTGACCAGCGGTTTCTGGACCAGCTCAACCGCAAAAAGCCCAGCACCATGGCGCAGCTTGCGGATGTTTGGTACGGAAGCCAGAACGCTAACTACGGCAGAAGCCAGCACTACAACGATAGCCGCTACCATATGCTCAACCTCCACGCCACCTTCACCAAGGGCACGGTTGAGTTCCGGCTTTTCCAATTTGACGAGCCTTCGGACGGCAAACGCAACGGCCTCCACGCCGGACAGTTGAAAAGCTACATTCAGCTTTGCCTGGCCTTAAGCCAGATGGCAAAGGATGTGCGCACCGCAAGCCCCAAGCCTCAGCAGAACGAGAACCCCAAATACGCCATGCGCACCTGGCTCCTCCGCCTGGGCTTCATCGGCGAGGAGTTCGCAACGGCCAGAGATTTCCTGACCCGCAACCTTTCAGGAGATACAGCCTTCCGGCACGGCAGAGCAGCCGCCTGAAGGACACGCAGGAGTTAGCCTCCTGCCACCTTACCTTCGACCGCTTCGACGGTCTTAAGGTGGTAGAAGGGTAACCCCTTCGGAAAGGATGGATACCATGAAAGAGAAAAGATACTACATCGCCTACGGCAGCAACCTCAATGTCCCGCAGATGCGGATGCGCTGCCCTCACGCTACGATCCTCGGCACGGCTAACCTTAAGGGGTGGGAGCTGCTGTTCAAAGGAAGCAAGACCGGCTCTTACCTTACGATTGAGGAATGTACTGGCGGCACGGTTCCCGTGGTGATCTGGGAGGTGACGGCTGCGGATGAAGCCGCCCTCGACCGCTACGAGGGATTCCCCAACTTCTATTACAAGAAGGACATCAAACTGCAGTACAAGGGCATCCGCACAGGAAAACGCAGGACGGTGACGGCCTTCGCCTACATCATGCATGAGGACAGGCCGATTGGGGTTCCGAGCAATTTCTATATGAGAACCTGCCTGGAAGGATACGACACCTTCCGCTTTGATAAAAACGTCCTGGTTGATGCCTATGATAAATGCAGGGAGGTATGCGGCTATGAAGGATAACATCATAAGGACGGCGGTCTGCCCGCTTTGCGGCAGGACCTACCACGGCGCTCCGGCGCTTTCCAGGGAGGACAACAAGACCCTCATCTGCCCGGACTGCGGCACCAGGCAGGCGCTCCGGTCCATCGGCGTGGACACTGCCGAGCAGGAGCAGATCATCGAGACGATCCACCGCCATATGGAAAGCCGGGAGCGTTGAAAAAATCACAATTTTGCTGTATAATAAAGTAATCTTGGTGGGGACAAATCGGAATTGAGGGGATAAAAATAAATGAAGAGCGGAAGAATTATTGTAATTACTGGCGCACCAGGAACAGGAAAAACCACAACATCAGCTATTGTTGCCAAAGAATCCACTATGGAAAAATCTGTGCATATGCACACGGATGATTTTTACCATTATCTTAGTAAAGGAGCAATCCCCCCACATTTGCCGGAATCTAATGAGCAAAATCTAATTGTAATTGAGGCTTTTTTAGAAGCCGCAAAGCGTTATGTCCGTGGAGGATATGATGTGATTGTAGACGGTATTATCGGTCCGTGGTTTTTAGAGCCGTGGCTAAACATTGTACGAGAGGGATATGAAGTGCATTATATCGTTTTGAGGGCTAATAAGGAAGAAACCATGAAGCGGGCGATTGAACGCTCAAAATTAGATAGAAAAACTAATATTGAGTTAGTAGAAATCATGTGGGAGCAATTTAATAATTTGGGAGCATACGAGAAAAATATTTTAGATACAACACAACTTTCCGTTGAAGATACAGTTTCTGCTATTAAAGAGAAAGTTGCAAATAAAGCGACCTTACTTCTTGAATCGCTTTAAAACTGGTAATACAATTTCCAGTTTGTCAACCTGTATTTTTAAGCATCGGTTAGAAATAGCCGGTGCTATTTTTATGCCATTTTGGAGGTGGTGCCTATGCGAAAACTGAAGAAATACACGCCTACCCGGTTTATGGCGAAGACCTCACACTACGATAAGGACGCTGCCGATTTTGCAGTGATGTTTATCGAGTCTCTCAGCCATACCAAGGGCACCTGGGCAGGCAAGCCCTTTGAGCTGATCGACTGGCAGGAGCAGATCATCCGAGACCTGTTTGGAGTTCTGAAGCCCAACGGCTATCGGCAGTTCAATACGGCGTACATCGAGATACCGAAGAAACAGGGCAAATCGGAGCTTGCCGCCGCTGTGGCGCTCCTGCTCCTGTGCGGGGACGGCGAGGAGCGTGCCGAGGTATATGGCTGTGCCGCTGACCGCAACCAGGCGAAGATTGTCTTTGATGTGGCGGTGGATATGGTGCGGTTCTGCCCAGCGCTTTCCAAGCGGGTAAAGATCCTGGAATCCCAGAAGAAGATCACCTATCTGCCTACCAACTCCTCCTACCAGGTGCTGTCGGCAGATGTGGCGAACAAGCATGGCTTTAATACCCACGGTGTGATTTTTGATGAGCTGCATACCCAGCCCAACCGAAAGCTCTTTGACGTTATGCTCCAAGGCTCCGGGGACGCCAGGATGCAGCCGCTGTATTTCCTGATCACTACTGCCGGAAACGACACCAACTCCATCTGCTATGAGGTGCACCAGAAAGCCATTGACATTGCGGAGGGGCGGAAGGTCGATCCCACCTTCTACTCTGTCATTTACGGCGCTGCCGAGGATGAGGACTGGACAGACCCGGAGGTCTGGAAGAAAGCCAATCCATCTCTCGGCATCACGGTGGGTATCGACAAGGTCAAAGCCGCCTGTGAATCCGCCCAGCAGAATCCCGGCGAGGAGAACGCTTTCCGGCAGCTCCGGCTGAACCAGTGGGTGAAGCAGTCTGTCCGCTGGATGCCGATGGACAAGTGGGACGCCTGTGCATTCCCGGTTTCCGAGGATGATCTGGAAGGGCGTATCTGCTACGGCGGGCTGGATCTTTCATCCACCACGGACATCACGGCTTTTGTTCTGGTGTTTCCGCCGCTGGATGAGGAGGATAAATACTACATCCTGCCATACTTCTGGATACCGGAAGAAACTCTTGACCTCCGTGTCCGGCGAGACCATGTCCCCTATGATCTGTGGGAGCGCCAGGGGACGCTGATGACCACCGAGGGCAATGTGGTCCATTACGGCTACATCGAGAAATTCATCGAAAGGCTCGGTGAGAAGTTTAACATCCGGGAGATTGCCTTTGACCGCTGGGGCGCTGTGCAGATGGTGCAGAACCTGGAGGGCATGGGCTTTACGGTAGTCCCCTTCGGGCAGGGCTTTAAGGATATGTCCCCGCCGACCAAGGAACTGATGAAGCTGGTGCTGGAGGAGAAAATCGCCCATGGCGGCCACCCCGTCCTCCGCTGGATGATGGACAACATCTACATCCGCACCGACCCGGCCGGCAACATCAAGGCAGACAAAGAAAAATCCACAGAGAAAATTGACGGGGCGATTGCCACCATCATGGCTTTGGATAGAGCCATTCGATGCGGCAACGAGAATGGTGCTTCAGTCTACGACGACCGGGGCATTTTGTTTATCTGAAAGGAGTGAAAACATGGGTATATTCAGCGGCTTTTTCAAATCTCGTGATAAACCCCAAAACAGTACCGCTGGCAGCGGTTATCGCTTCTACCTGGGCGGAACAACTTCCGGGAAAGCTGTGACAGAGCGATCTGCCATGCAGATGACAGCGGTATATTCCTGTGTGCGTATCCTTGCCGAAGCAGTGGCTGGGCTGCCGCTCCACCTCTATCGATATAAGGAGGACGGCGGCAAGGAAAAGGCTCTCGACCATCCGCTGTATCTGCTGCTTCATGATGAGCCAAACCCGGAGATGAGTTCCTTTGTGTTCCGGGAAACCCTCATGACACATCTGCTGCTTTGGGGAAATGCCTATGCCCAAATCATCCGAAACGGCAAAAATGAAGTTGTGGCTCTGTATCCACTGATGCCCAACAAAATGACTGTAGACCGCGACACCAACGGACATCTTTACTACTCCTACAATCGCGGGAACGATGAGGCCATCCGGGACAAACAGTCCACAGTTATTCTTCGTCCTGCCGATGTTCTTCATATCCCAGGTCTGGGTTTTGACGGGCTGGTGGGTTATTCACCCATTGCCATGGCAAAGAACGCCATCGGCATGGCGATTGCCTGTGAGGAGTACGGTGCCAAGTTCTTTGCCAACGGTGCAGCACCCGGCGGCGTTCTGGAGCACCCAGGTACTTTGAAAGACCCGCAGCGAATCCGGGAAAGCTGGCAGTCTACTTATGGCGGCACCAGTAATGCCCATCGGATTGCCGTTTTGGAAGAAGGTATGAAGTACACGCCGATTGGCATCTCCCCGGAGCAGGCACAATTTCTGGAAACACGAAAATTCCAAATCAATGAAATTGCTCGAATCTTCCGAGTGCCTCCCCATATGGTGGGTGACCTGGAAAAGTCGAGCTTTTCTAATATTGAGCAGCAGTCTTTGGAGTTTGTGAAATACACCCTTGACCCCTGGGTGATCCGCTGGGAGCAGTCCATCATGCGGACTCTTATTTCCCAAGAGGAAAAGTCACAGTATTTTGTCAAATTCAATCTGGAAGGCCTGCTTCGCGGCGATTATCAGAGCCGCATGAATGGGTATGCCATCGGTCGACAGAACGGCTGGATGTCCGCAAACGACATCCGCGAACTGGAAAATCTCGACCGTATTCCTGCTGAGGAGGGCGGCGACCTGTACCTTATCAACGGCAATATGCTCCCGCTCAAGGATGCCGGAGCTTTTGCAGATACAGAAGTAAGCGATGACGGAAAGGAGGAAAATGCCGATGAAGAAGTTCTGGAAGTGGAAGAACAGGATGGTGACCAATCAGGAGAACCCGATGCCGACGGAGGAACGGACACTGTTTCTCAACGGCACCATCGCCGAGGAAAGCTGGTTTGATGATGACATTACGCCCCAGCTTTTTAAGGACGAACTGATGTCCGGCAGCGGTGATATTACCGTCTGGATCAACTCTCCCGGCGGTGACTGTGTGGCTGCTGCCCAAATCTACAATATGCTGATGGACTACAAGGGAAATGTGACCGTGAAAATCGATGGCATTGCGGCTTCAGCTGCATCCGTCATTGCTATGGCGGGTACTAAAGTTCTCATGTCTCCGGTGTCTATGCTCATGATCCACAATCCCATGACCGTGGCTATGGGCGACACAGCAGAAATGCAGAAGGCCATTGAGATGCTTGGAAGTGTAAAGGATTCCATCATCAATGCCTATGAAATCAAAACGGGGCTTTCCCGCGCTAAGCTGTCCCACCTGATGGATGCCGAAACCTGGATGGACGCGACAAAAGCCATGGAGCTTGGGTTTGCTGATGAGATCATGACCCGCAGCGATTCTTCCGAGGATGTGGAGCCGCCTGCGGTTTCCATGCTGTATTCCAAAGCTAATGTAATCAACTCCCTGATGGATAAGATCGCAGCAAAATGCGCTATCCCTCAAAAACCTGATGTTCAGGAAGTAACGGGCCGCTCTGTTGACGAGCTCCAAGCGGCTCTGAACGCAATCAAAAACTTTATGTAACGGAGGTAATTCTAATATGACTATCGTAGAAATGCGCGATAAGCGCGCCAAGCTGTGGGCTACCATGCAGGGATTCCTGGATACCCACCGCACTGCAAAAGGTGTTCTCACCGCCGAGGACGACAACACCTACAACAACATGGAAAAGGAACTGAACGACCTGACCAATGAAATCCGCCGAATGGAACGCAGGGATGCCATTGAAGCGGAACTGAAAAAGCCCGTGGGTCAGCCCCTCACCGAAAAGCCCCAGAACGCTCCCAAGGATAAACCCGGCAGAGCTTCCAACGCATACCGTGAGGACTTTGGTCTGCATCTGCGCGGCAAGCAGCTTATTCACAATGTCCTCAGTACAGGCGTAGACGCAGACGGCGGCTACCTTGTACCAGAGGAATTCGAAACCACTATTGTCACCGCACTGGATGAAGCCAATGTGATCCGTTCTCTGGCGAAGGTAATCACTACCAGCGCCGAGCGCAAGATTCCCATTGCTGCAACCCATTCTGTGGCTCAGTGGACAGCGGAAAACGCCGCCTACACGGAGAGCAATCCTACCTTTGCCCAGAAGCAGATCGACGCCTACAAACTCACCGACCTGGTGAAGGTCAGCACCGAACTGCTCCAGGACAGCGCATTCGATCTGGAATCCTACATTGCCCAGGAGTTTGCCCGTGCTTTTGGTATTGCCGAGGAGCAGGCATTTTGCGTCGGCACCGGCACCGGTCAGCCTACCGGTATCTTTACCGAAAGCGGTGGTGAGATCGGCGTCACAGCCGGGAGTGCAACTGCTATTACAGTGGATAACCTGATCGAACTGGTCTACGCACTGAAATCCCCCTACCGCAGAAACGCCAAGTTCCTGATGAACGACGCGACCATTTCCCTGATCCGCAAGCTGAAGGACCAAAACGGCGCATACCTGTGGCAGCCCTCTGTCCAGGCGGGACAGCCTGACCGTCTGCTCGGCTATGAGATTTACACCAGCCCCTATGTGCCGACCGTTGAAGCCAGTGCATTGACTATTGCGTTTGGCGACTTCAACAACTACTGGATTGCCGACCGCTCCGGCAGAACGGTTCAGCGCTTGAATGAGCTCTATGCCGGAAACGGTCAGGTCGGCTTCATTGCTACCGAGCGAGTAGACGGTAAGGTGATCCTTTCGGAAGGCATCAAGCTGCTGAAAATGGGTGCATAATAAGGGGGCGGCGGTTATGGAGGAACTGCTCCAAAAGGTAAAACAGAATCTGATTCTTTCCCATGCGGCGGACGATGAGCTTTTGAGGGCATACATCACCGCCGCTGTTTCGTATGCGGAAAGCTATCAGCATTTGGAGAAAGATTACTACCAGGCAAACCCCATGCCGCCCACCACCGAACAAGCTGTCATCATGCTGTCGTCCCATTTCTATGAATCCAGGGACGGCAGCACTGGCGGCTTTTTTGCTGATAATGTCCAGGCCGGGCAGCAGGTCTGGAACACGGTCAACCTTCTGCTCCGGCTGGATCGGAGGTGGCAGTTATGAGTTTTGGTAAAATGAATGGCTTTGCAGAACTCATTGCCACCAAAAATGTAAAGGACAGCGAGGGCTTCTCTACTACCGTAGACGAAGTCCTCGCTTCTATCCGTGTGTATCGGGAAGGTCGGCATGGCAGTCAAAGATGGGCAAATCTTGCCGCATTTTCTGAGGCAACCGACCTATTCCGCTTCCGCTGCATTCCCGGAGTTGAGATTAAGACGGATCAAATCCTCATTTCAGACGGAGACCGCTTTGAGATCATCTCCGTTGAGGATGTGAAGGGCCGTGGAATGTACACGGAGGTGTTGGCAAAAAAGGTGGTGGCAAAGGGTGGCTAAGGTACAAATGATGATGCCGGAAGACTTTCTCGTCAAACTCTCTTCCCTTGGAAAAAAGAGTGATGAAATATGTGAGAAGGTTTTGGAAGCTGGCGGCGAAATCGTTCTGGAAAAGACAAAAAGCAACCTCGCTTCAGTTATCGGTTCCGGTACAAAGTACGATTCCCGCTCCACGGGTGAACTGGAACGCTCCCTGGGGCTGTCCTCTGTCAGGATGGACAAAAACGGCAACCACAACATAAAAGTCGGTTTTGCAGAGCCAAGAAGTGACGGAGACAGCAATGCAAAGATCGCAAACATTCTGGAATACGGCAAACACGGTCAGCCTGCAAAGCCCTTTTTGAAACCTGCCAAATCTGCATCAAAAACAGCCTGTGAGACTGCTATGAAGCAGAAATTTCAAGAGGAGGTGGATAAGCTATGAGCCTGCTCTCTGATTTGACTACTCTGGTTAAAACGCTGGATATTCCCGTGGAGACCGGGGTATTTTCTGATACTGCACCGGATAAATACCTGGTACTCGTACCGCTTTCTGATACCTTTGATATCCATGCGGACAATTCTCCGGGTATCGATGTCCAGGAGGTGCGTATCTCCCTATACACGAAGGGCAGCTACACCAAAGAGAAGAACGCTCTTATTAAGCTGCTGCTCTCTCACGACTTTACCGTGACAGGCCGAAGCTATATCGGCTATGAAACGGAAACCGGCTATCACCACTACAACGTGGATGTGGCTCATTATTATGAAATGGAGGATTGATTATGGCTACGATTGGCCTTGATAAGCTCTTCTACTCCAAAATCACAGAGGGTGAAAACGGTGATGAAACCTACGAAACCCCTGCGCAGCTGGCAAAAGCCATGACCGCCGAACTTTCGGTGGAACTGGCGGAGGCCACGCTCTATGCGGATGATGGAGCGGCAGAGATTGTAAAGGAATTCAAATCCGGCACCCTTTCCCTGGGTGTGGACGATATCGGTGCGACTGCGGCATCGGATTTGACTGGTGCGGTCATCGATGAAAACGGCGTGGTGATTTCCACCAGTGAGGACGGAGGCGCCCCCGTTGCCATTGGCTTTAGGGCAAAGAAATCAAACGGCAAGTATCGCTACTTCTGGCTTTACCGAGTAAAGTTCGGAATCCCGGCTACGAACCTCACCACAAAGGGCGACAGCATCACCTTTTCCACTCCCACCATCGAGGGGACGATTCTGCGCAGAAACAAGGTGGACGCCCAGGGCAAGCATCCCTGGAAAGCAGAGGTCACCGAGGGCGACAAGGGAGTGTCCACCGACACCATCACGAACTGGTACAAGCAGGTGTATGAGCCGTCTTATGCGGCACTGCCTGCAGCAGATTAAGGAGGTCACTAACAGATGGAACAGGAACGCTCTGCAAATATTCTGATTGGCGGTGAGGAGTACACTTTACTGCTCACCACCAAAGCCACAAAGGAAATCGCCGGACGGTACGGCGGTCTTGAAAACCTGGGTGAAAAGCTGATGAAATCCGAGAACTTTGAAATGGCGATCGGAGAAATCGTGTGGCTGATCACCCTCCTGGCAAACCAGTCTATCCTTGTGTTTAACCTGAAAAACAAGGAGAATCCCAAGGAACTGCTCACCGAGGAAATGGTGGAGCTTCTCACTGCCCCTGCGGATTTGGCGGGCTACAAAACTGCCATTACCGAGGCTCTGTATAAGGGCACCAAGCGTAACATCGAAAGTGAGACCGATACAAAAAACGCACAAGTCGGGTAACAGACGAGGAACTGTTTACCCGGCTTCTTTATTATGGCATCGCCCACCTGCATCTGTCACAGGATGAGGTGTGGCTGATGCCGTTTGGCTTGCTCTTGGATTTGTGGGAGTGCCACAAGCAGTGGAACGGCCAGGCAAAGCCCAAGTGTGAGCACTTTATTGACGATATCATCCCGGATGGGATTTAAGGAGGAGGTGGTCATTTGGCGGATAATTTCGGTCTGAAAATCGGACTTGAGGGTGAAAAGGAGTTCAAAAAGGCCCTGTCCGAAATCAACCAGTCCTTTAAGGTTCTAGGATCTGAAATGAAGCTGGTTTCCTCCCAGTTCGACAAAAACGACTCCTCCGTTCAGGCACTCACGGCAAGAAATACTGTTCTGAACAAAGAAATCGAAGCCCAGAAGCAGAAGATTGAAACCCTTCGTTCGGCTCTCGACAACGCTTCCGCTTCTTTTGGAGAAAATGACCGCCGTACACAAAATTGGCAGGTCCAGCTGAACAATGCCGAAGCCGCTCTTAACGACATGGAGCGTGAACTCAAGCAGAATCAGGATGCCATTGACGCAGCCGGTGATGAATTTCAGGATGCCGGAAAACAGGCAGACGGTTTCGGAAATGAGGTGGAAGGTGCGACAGATGATGCCGACAAGTCCTCTGGCAAACTGGAAAAGGTCGGCTCTGTCATGAAGGGTGTGGCAGTCACCATCGGTGCTGCCGTTGCCGCTGCCGGTGCTGCGCTGGTAGGGCTGACAAAGAGTTTCCTTGACCTTGCCGAATCTACCCGTGAATACCGGGAGGATCAGGCGAAGCTGGATGCCGCCTTCCTCACCGCAGGCTTTACCGCTGAACAGGCCGGTGAAGCCTACACCGGATTTTACTCCATTTTGGGTGAAGAAGACCGAAGTGTGGAGGCAGTCAACCATCTGGCAAAACTGTGCTCTACCGAAGAAGAACTGACACGATGGACGGACATAGCTGCCGGTGTCTGGGCAACCTTTGGTGACAGCCTGCCCATTGAGGGTCTTACTGAAGCCGCCAATGAAACAGCGAAAACCGGACAGCTGACGGGTGTCCTGGCAGATGCGCTCAATTGGGCGGGAGTCAATGAGGAGGATTTCCAGTCTGCCCTGGACGGCTGCAACACCGAGCAGGAACGGGCGGCACTGATTACCGATACCTTAAACGGTCTATATCAGGAAGCCGCCGAGAATTACAAGGAGCTCAACGGTGATGTGATGGACGCACAGCGGGCGCAGGCTCTGCTTACCGATGCCTATGCCCAGCTTGGTGCGATTGCAGAACCCATTATGACCACCTTGAAAACCATGGCGGCGGATGTACTTACCGCCATGCTTCCCTTTGTCTCTCTGATGGGTGAAGGACTGCAAGGAGTTCTGAATGGGACCGCCGGGGCGGCAGAAACCTTTGCAGAAGGTGTTTCTGGATTGGTGGAGGTTTTGATGGAAAAACTGTCCACCATTCTTCCTATGCTTGGTGAGGCACTGCTCGCCAGCCTTCCGGTACTTCTGGAGGTCGGCATCAGCATTATTACCACCCTGCTTACCGGAATCACTGAAGCACTGCCGGAACTGGCTGCCGCAGCCTTGTCCATTATTATGCAGCTGGTAAACAGCCTCATTGAACTGCTCCCGCAAATTCTGCAGGCGGCTGCACAGGTGATTGCTACCCTTGCGACCGGTATTGCAACAGCACTTCCCACACTAATTCCCACCCTGGTGCAGGTGGTCATTCAAATCGTACAGACTTTGATTGAGAACCTGCCCTTAATTCTGGACGCAGCTCTTCAGCTGATCACGGGATTGGCACAGGGGATCTTGAACGCACTGCCCGTGCTGATTACGGCTCTGCCGGAAATCATCAACGGGATCGTGACCTTTTTGCTGGATTCCATTCCGCAGATTATTGAAACCGGGATACAGCTGTTGACCTCTTTGGTGGCAGCTTTGCCGGATATCATTACCGCCATCGTGGAAGCGATCCCCCAGATTATTGACGGGATCATCAACGCTGTTTTGGATGCCATCCCGCTGATTATCCAGGCGGGCATTGATTTGCTGATCTCCCTTATCCAGGCATTGCCGCAAATCATCACAACCATCGTGCAGGCAATCCCGCAGATTATCTCCGGTATCGTAAACGCTGTCATCGGGAACATCGATAAGATCATTATGGCCGGTGTTCAGCTGTTCGTTTCACTCATTGAAAATCTCCCCACCATCATCGTGGAGATCGTGAAAGCCGTACCTCAAATCATCACCGGGATTGTAAAGGCGTTCGGATCGCTTATGTACAAAATCGTGGAGATCGGCGGCAACATTGTCAAGGGTCTGTGGGATGGTATTACCGGTCTTGCTTCCTGGCTTTGGGACAAGGTATCCGGCTGGATTTCCGGCATTTGGGATGGCATCTGCAATTTCTTCGGTATCCACTCGCCCTCCAAGGAAATGGCATGGGTTGGTGAAATGCTGGTGAAGGGTCTTGCCGGTTCCATCGACGACAAGGGTGATGAGGCAGTGAAAGCTGCAGAGGGCATGGCAAAAGACATCGACGGCGTGATGACCGACCTTGCTCACGATATGCAAACCGCTCTGCCCACGGACTTTGATGTGAGCGGCAATATACGCTCTTCCGTTGGCGGCATTACCGGCAGCACTGCATCCGGGCTTTCCCTTGTGCTCAACATTACAAACTTTAACAATTACTCTACGGAGGACATCCGGCAGCTGACCAATGAGGACATGGAAACTGCCAGCCAATTTGCGATGCGGAAAGGAGTGGTATTTGCATGACTTTTTTCACCTATAACGGGATCAGTTCCGCTGATTTCGGTCTGCATATTGAAAGCAAAAATATCTTTTCCGCACCGGAATATGATGTTTCTTTTCAGTCTATTCCCGGCAGAAGCGGTGATTTGATTGTTTCCAATAACCGCTTTGCCAATGTGAAGGTGACCTATACCGTTTTTGTGAGACGGAACACAGTCGAGGATTTGTCCGACCTGCTTCGTGCAGTAAAAGGCTGGCTCTACACGGAGCCAGACCGGTATCACGAAATCACCGATTCCTACGATTCTCTGTATCTGCGGTATGGAGTGATCAGCGGCTCTCTGGATATTGAGGATCAGCTGAACAAAGTCGGCTGCTTTACGGTCACCTTCAATTGCAAGCCGTACCGGTACAAAAAGGACGGACTTCTGGAAATCCCGGTGGCAAACGGCAGCAGTCTTTTTAACCCGGAAGCCTTTTCCGCAAAGCCGCTCATCACTCTGACCGGGAGCGGTGACTTTACGCTGACGCTTCAAAACGGCGGGTATAACCGTTCCTGGCAGTTTAAGGGCGTTGAAACCGGAGTGACCTGCGACAGTGAGCAGATGAATTTCTACTTCGGCACACAGCTTTTGAACGACAAGGTAACGGGTGAAGACTTTCCGCTGCTCCCGCCCGGAGAAACCGTCCTGACGGTATCCGGCGATGCTGCCGTTACCGTTCAGCCAAGGTGGTGCTGCTTATGATTCCTGTTCTGTATCCGGCAAACAGTACGGTCTTTACTACCTTTGGCTTGGGTACGCTCACGGATACGATATCCTGTGAGGTCACGGAAGAGCGAAACGGTGTATTTGAATGCATACTCAAATATCCCATTACAGGTCAGCACTATAAGCTGATAGCAAAAGAGCGGATCATCAAGGCTAAACCAAACGATACAGGAGAACCGCAGGCATTCCGTATTTACCGAATCACTAAGCCGCTGGACGGTGTGGTTACTGTATATAGTCAGCACATTTCCTACGACCTTGCCAATGTCCCTGTCATGCCGTTTTCGGTGGAAAGCCGTTCTCCTGCACTGCTTTTGAATCAGATCCTTGCCGGGGACAGTCGCTTCACAGGCTGGACGGACTACTCGGAAGCAAAAGAGTTCTCTGTCACAACCCCAAAAAGCGTCCGAGCCTGTCTGGGTGGTACGGAAGGTTCCATGCTCTCCAAATGGCACGGCGAGTTTGAATGGGACAACTTTACGGTAAAGTTCCATTCTCATCGCGGCGAAAAGACAGGCGTGGTGATTGAATACGGCAAAAACCTCACCTCGCTGGAGCAGGATGAGGATAACAGCAGCGTATATACACAGCTTCTTCCTTACGCTGTATATACACCGGAGGGTTCGGAAACAGAGACGGTTGTCACACTCCCGGAACAAACGCTCCCCATTATGTCCGAGGAAATGGTGCGAAGCAAAACGCTCATTCTTGACCTGACAGATAGGTTTGAGAGCGGCATCGAAATCACCGAGGATGCTTTGCGGGCGGCTGCAAACGACTACATCAAGGCAAATCCTCTGGGAGCAACCATTCCCACCGTCAAGGTGGCGTTTGAGCCTCTATGGAAACAGCCGGAGTATTCGGCACTTCTGGAGCGTGTGCGTCTTTGCGACTCTGTCACCATCCGGCACACCGCTCTTGGGGTGAATGTCTCCGCAACCGTGATTGAAACCGTGTATGACTCCCTTGCGGAGCGGTATGTGAGCATCACGCTGGGGAATGAAAAATCCAGTATGATCACAACGATTTCCCAGGTGCAGTCCTCTGTGGGGAAAGTAGAGTCAGCGGTTGACCGGTTTCCTAAACTCCTGCAGACCGCCATCAGCAACGCTACCTCGCTGATTACCGGACAGACCGGAGGCTATGTGGTGTTACACGGGGACGAAACCGGACGACCCTATGAACTCCTTATTTTGGACGCACCTACGATCCAAGACGCTGTCAATGTCTGGCGATGGAATGTGAACGGGTTAGGGTTTTCAAGGAACGGTTACAACGGTCCGTATGAAACTGCCATCACTGCAGATGGGCAGATTGTTGCCGACTTCATTACCTCCGGTTCGCTGATTGCCAATATCATAAAGGCGGGAGTCATCCAATCGCAAGACGGCTCTTCCTGGTGGGATTTGGAGAGCGGCGAAGTACACCTGCGGGCATATGCCACGACCAGTTCGGTAACAGAGGTCAGCGACCGCGTAACGGAAATCGAACAGAAGAAGATGTACCGGCTGATCATCTCGTCCAGCAACGGAAGTATTTTCAAAAATGGCAGCATTCGTACCACGCTGACCGCTGCAGTCTATTCCTGGGATGACGAAGTCACTGACACGCTGGATGAAAACCAGTTTATATGGACCCGTGTATCCGATAATCCCGAAGATGACAAAGCATGGAATGCTGCTCACTACGGCGGCAGGAAATCCATAGATATCACAGCGGATGATGTTCAGGTGAGGGCCACATTCTTTTGTGACCTTATCGATACCGTCACCCGTGCCAGCTTACTTTAATTTTTGAAGGAGGAACTTTTTCATGAGCAAAGCACAAGGCCAGTTTACCATTGTAGACTACAATGACGCCCTGACCCTTACCGGGTACATTGGCTCTAATCTGGCAAAAACACAGATGTTCAACCCGGACAATGATACCTACACACCGGACTGGACGGATACCAATCTCGTCTTGACGCCGAGCTTGTATGTGATTGGTACGACCGAAGATAAGATTACATCGTCTGAGGTTACTTCGGTGAAATGGTATATTGGCAGTTCCGATACAGCAATTACCGCTTCCGGGGACTACGCGCTGAGCGGAACCAAAAACCACATTCTCACTGTAAAAGGCAATGTCATGGCGAGCCTGCCCGGTATCGATTACCGCTGCGTCATTACCTATCAGGATCCCGGCACCGGACTTTCCCTTTCACACCCGCTTACCATTTCTTTTTCCCGCGTTGTAAACGGCGGTGGTATTGTTGACCTGCTCGTTACCACACCAAACGGGAATGTTTTCAAGAACAGCGAAGTTGCTACGCTTACCGCAGCCGGACAGCTTTGGAGAGGCAGCAATGTGGACACTACCAATGTCGCTTACAAATGGGCCATGATGGATCCTTCGGTAACCGACACCTCGTCCTCCGGTTATGATTCTGATTTCGGAACGGGTTGGAGAAAACTTGAGGACACCCCCGGCAGATACACAGGGACCGAAACATCTACCATCACTATCTATGCTGCCGCTGTGGAAAGCTATGCGGTACTCAAGTGCATGGCAAAGGACACGGATACTTCTTCCGGCACCTACAACTCCATGTTCTTCGATGTTGCCACCTTCATTGATAACTCCGATCCGATTCAGGTTGTCATTTCGTCAACCGGCGGAGATGTGTTCAAAAACGGGCAGGGTTCTACCACACTCACCGCAGTCTGTTATCAGGCAGGAGTTGAAATTGATTCTGCTGGCGCAGGTACCTATACCTGGACCAAATATGACAAGGACGGAGCGGTGGATATAAGCTGGGGTACAAACGGTTCTAAAACCGGAAAAACTCTGTCTGTCGGGACAGATGATGTTGATACAAAAGCGACCTTCATGGTTGTTGTAGAGATTTAAGGAGGTGTAGCCATGCGGGCGATTGCTCAATTTACCATCGTAAATATCTGCGATGTTGTCACTTCTGATACGCCGCCCGCAGAGCCGTATTTGGGTCAGCTATGGGTGGACACCTCTCAGTCACCACCGGCTACCAAGACCTGGAATGGTGCGGAGTGGGTTCTGGAAAATGATCTGGACTCCCTCCGTACCACTGTTTCAACTAACACAACCCGTATCGCTGATTTTGAATCCACGGCAGACGGGCTAAACAGCTATGTATCTTCACTGACCGAGACGGTAGAAACCATATCAAACAGCCAAGGGGTCATCGAAGAAAAAGTGCTGAATGCAGAAAGCCGTGTATCGGAGCTGCAGCAAACCGTGGACGGTTTATCCCTGACAATGCAGGAACAGTATTCCGGCGGCATTAACTTTGTGCGAAATTCAGCAGGGCTGAACGGATTATCGGATGATTGGACCTATGCCGGAACTATTACCGCCCAGCAAGGTGCGGAAACGAAAAACAGCACGGTATCCAACTCCTGTTTCCAGCTTAACGCATACAGCACACTGACTCAGGTGGTGGACAGCATTGTGCCGGGGCAGTCCTATCGGCTCACGGTAAAGGCCAAGAAGACCTCTACCTACAACGCCTATGTCCGCGCCATCATCAATGGCGAAACGGAAATTGACCTGTTCAACAATTCGGACACTTTCGAGTGGACAGAGTTCTCGTCGGTGCTGCCGGGTGTTCAGGATAGCGTTATCACCATCAAAATCTATTCCCGTGACACCAGCCTGTTTGTTTCGGATATCATGCTGACCGAAGGTACCACACTGCACAAGTGGACGCCTGCACCCAACGAAATCTACACATCCGAGGTAAAAATTGATAGGCGCGGCATTGAGGTGTCCAATTCCAGTTCCGCTCAACGGACAGTGATCAACAACACGGAGTTTTCCGGTTATTACAATGATGAGAAGATTTTCTCCCTCAATAAGGATGAAACCATCACAAAGAAAACGACCGTAGACGGTGAACTAACGGTGGGAAAGACAAAATTCGTTCCGTTGGCCACTGCTTCACAGGGGCTCAATATCGTCATTTTGGATTAAAGGAGGCAAACAATGGCTCTTAGCGGTACTTTTCAAAACTATCCCGTGTCCAGCTTTGGGCTGTACTGTGAGTGGAGCGGCACACAAAGTGTAACGGGAAACTATACTGACATTACGCTCAAAGTGTATTTATCATATTACACCATCGATGTGGGAGCGAGAAGCGACTCAACAATCTCGATCAATGGTACCAGCGAGACATATACCGTTCCCGCTATCGAGGATTATAGTAGCGGCTGGAAGAAAAAACTCCTGAAAACCAAGACGGTACGGGTAAATCACAACGCTGACGGAACAAAATCCGGTGTATCACTTTCCGCTTCCTGGCGTTTTTCCGGTACCTATTCCGGGGTGTCCATCGGAACCATTACCGCCTCCACTACGGTAACGCTCAACAGCATAGATCGCTCTGCACCTACCGTTTCTTGCTCGGTTTCAAGTATTACTGCAAATGGCTTTAAGATATCCGCTACTTCATCTGCAACCTCAGACATTTGGCAGTACAGTCTGAATGGCGGGACTTCGTGGACACAGTTCTCCACTACTGCTGGGACATCGGCGAGTATTACGCTTTCCTCATTGTCTCCGAACACATCCTACTCCGTTCGAGTGAGAGCACGAAAGAAATCCAACCAGGTATACGGAACTTCCGGTACAATTTCTGCAAAAACTCTGGGCGGTGCAGTTATTGCAAGCTGCAATAATTTCTCGGCTGATGCTTCAAGTGTCACTCTTTCGATGCGGGTTACTGTGTATAACGCTTCCTACACGAACTATATCACCATCAAAAACGGAAGCACCACCTATCTTTCCCTGGCGGGGAGAACCTGGGCGACCGGCACTTCCGATAGGAGTATCACGCTCTCTGCTGCAGAACGAACCACGCTGCTTAACGCCATGGCAAACCTGAAATCCTTTACCGCCACCATCCAGCTGGTCACCAAAAGCGGAACAACACAGATCGGAAATGCATCCACCTGTACCTGTACGATCAGCACCACCCAGGCAGCCTCCGGTCCTACGATTTCCGGTTTTACTTTTGCTGACAGCTATGCGACTACAACGGCTATTACCGGCAACAATCAGGTGCTGATCCAGGGTTATTCCAAACTCACGGTAACCCCAGGCACAGCTACGGCAAAGAACGGTGCTTCCATTGTTTCCTACTCGGCTGTGTGCAGCGGAGTGACAAAATCCAACACAACCGGTGCAGCCCTGGCTCTTGGGGCGATCGGGACATCCGGCACAAGGGACATTACATTGACGGTGACGGATTCCAGAGGATACACGGCTTCTGTCACCAAAAGTGTCACCGTGGTGGCTTATTCAAAGCCGAAGATCAATTCTGCATCTCTGCGGCGAACCAACGACATCGAAACGGAGATGCAGCTTGTCTTTGACGGCAGCATTTCTCCCATCACGGTGGGCGGCACACAGAAAAACAGCCTGTTGTATGTACGGTACCGATATAAGCTGACCAGTGCTTCTTCCTACAACTCTTATACCAGCATTCTCGGCTCTGTAACCGCAAACGGCACCAGCTTTTCGTTTTCCAACTTAGAACTATGCAATCTGAACTCGGAATCCTCCTATGACTTCCATCTGCAGATTCGGGATAAGCTGGATTCACTTACTTCTCTGGATTTGTACTTTGTGGTATCCCAGGGAACGCCTCTTGTCGCCTTGCGTAAAAAGATGGTGGGGATCAATACCCCAAACCCGGAAGCTGCGCTCCATGTGGTGGGTAATGTAAAAGTCGAGGGATCCTTATCCGCAGATACATTCAGCGGTTCTATCCCTGCGGGAAATCTCTCCGGCTCCCTACCTATCAGCAAAGGCGGTACCGGTGCGACTACTGCTTCTGGGGCGGTGAGTAATCTCATCAGCGGACAGGTCATCTCGCCCGGAGCGGTCAATGTAGGCAGCAATCGATATTACACCAGTGGTAGCTATGGTGTCGATTTGAACAACTCAGATATTGTCGGCATAAACGGACTTTTTTTTGAAGATGCCGCTGACTCTGCCGGCGAAGGGATCAACTTTTACCGAAGTTCCACCACTTGGGATAGGTTATATGCCTATGGTGGTGTCTTATACTTTGCGCCAAATATCGCAACAGCAACGCACCCCGGAACGAGGTACACAGTTTACCATACCGGAAACACCGTAGCAGTGGCTGACGGTGGAACCGGAGCGAGCAGTGCGGCGTCTGCCAGGACAAATCTGGGAATTGCCGCCACCTCTCTCTACAACGGCACCTTGACCAGTGGCAGCATTACCTTCAACTATGGGAACTATAACTTCTACATCATTATTGGACGCCCCAGCAGTACAGCTTCCCGTGTATCCCTGGTCGTCCCGAAAATCATGCTGACGACATCCGCTGTTTCGTTCCAGATTGCCGACGAATCGAATTACAAATCGTTTAGCCTCTACTATTCGGGGTCTACGGTAACCTTAACGATTCAAGGCGGCAACGGTCAAATCAATCGTGTGTTTGGAGTCAACTAAATGGGAGGTTCTATGAAAGTATTACTGAATGAAGCGGGATATGTCGAAAGCTATGCTTTGGAAGGAGAACTGCTGGGAGCGGTAGAATGCGATCCCCCGGAAGACATCACTGTGTTTGAAACGCACTTTGCTTCCTTTCGCATCCATGACGGTACTCTCGTGATGGATAAAGAGCAGCTCGATTCGCTTTGCGAAGCAGAGACACTAAACGGCTACCGGCAGCAGCGGGAAAAGGACTGCTTCCCGGTCATTAACCGAGGTCAACTGTGGTATGACAGGTTGACCACTGAACAGCGAAAGGAACTGCAGCTTTGGTACCAAGCATGGCTGGATGTAACCAAAACACAGACCATTCCGGCAAAGCCGAAATGGCTGAAATAAGGAAATCGGCACTCCGAAATGGGGTGCTTTTTTCATAACTATTTTTACAAAAAAGGAGGACAAATCAATGAAATCTATCTGGACTGGCATTCAGATTGCTTTCTCCGCACTTGGAGGATTCCTTGGGTGGTTTCTCGGCGGAGCGGACGGCTTTCTTTATGCCCTGATTGCCTTTGTGGTAATCGACTACATCACCGGAGTGATGTGCGCCATTGCGGACAAGAGCCTTTCCAGTGAGGTTGGCTTTAAGGGAATCTGCCGCAAAGTGCTGATCTTCATTTTGGTGGGTATCGGCAACATCATCGATGTGTATGTGTTGGGTGATGCAGGGGTTCTGCGTACTGCGGTGATTTTCTTCTATCTCTCCAACGAGGGGGTGTCTCTCTTGGAAAACTCCGCACATTTGGGACTTCCTGTACCCGACAAACTCAAAGAGGTATTACAGCAGCTTCACAATAAGGAGGTAAAGTAAATGAATCTCAACAAACTCATTTTTACGGAAAATGCCTGCTACAAAGCGGGAAGAAAAATCAAGGTCAAAGGTATCATGGTACATTCCACCGGTGCCAACAATCCCTGGCTGAAACGCTATGTCGGCCCAGATGACGGAAAGCTGAGTAAAAACCAGTACAACAACCACTGGAACACCTATCATCCCGGCGGAAGAGAGGTCTGCGTCCACGGCTTTATTGGAAAGCTGGCTGACGGAAGTGTGGCAACCTATCAGACGCTGCCCTGGGATCACCGTGGATGGCATGCAGGCGGTTCTGCCAACGATACGCACATTGGCTTTGAAATCTGTGAGGACGGGCTTTCTGATAAGACCTACTTCAACAAGGTCTACAAGGAAGCGGTGGAGCTTTGTGCGTACCTTTGCAAGCAGTACGGTCTGACCGAACAGAACATCATCTGCCACTGCGAGGGCTACAAAAAAGGCATCGCATCCAATCACGGAGATGTGATGCACTGGTTCCCCAAACACGGAAAGAGCATGGATACCTTCCGAGCAGATGTCAAAGCACTGCTTAGCGGCAGTACTTCTGAGCCGTCCACTAAGCCTGATACGGGCACGGCCATCAAGGTAGGTGACCTTGTTAAGATCACGGGTACCAAGTATTATGGCGGTCAGACCATTCCAGGCTGGGTGAAAAATCAAAACTGGTATGTGCAGGAGGTCTCCGGTGATCGTGCCGTCATCAACAAGAATGAGAGCGGTACGAATGCTATTATGTCTCCGATTCGTGTGTCTGATCTGACCCCTGTGAGCGGTAGTGGTTCTACTACTTATCGCGTTCACACTGTGGTCAAAGGAGACACCCTCTGGGGCATCGCCGTCAAATACCTTGGAAACGGTACACGATACAAGGAAATCAAAACTCTCAACGGCCTGACCTCCGATGTGATTTACAGTGGTCAAAAGCTGAAAATTCCAAACTAATCATGAAGCCCATCGAACTGTTAAGGTTCGGTGGGCTAATTTTTTGATTTTTCGTTCAAGACAGTCATTTTCCTCCAGTGGGTAGTGAGAGGGTCCCTCTCAGATTGGAGGATGATCTCATGACCAATGAGCAAAGAGAAAAGATAATAACCCTGAGACATCAGAACTTCGGATATACAGCGATTGCCAACAGCGTCGGCCTGTCAAAGGATAGCGTCAAAGCCTACTGCCGCTCCCACGGCCTCGCTGGCGAAAAAGCCAAGAGCCACAGCCTTGCGGAGGTTCCAACGCAGCTTTGTCTGAACTGCGGAAAGGTGCTAATCCAACTCTCTGGACGAAAACAGAAGAAGTTCTGCTGTCAAGAGTGTAGGACAGCATGGTGGAATGCTCATCCAGAAGCCGTAAAGCAGAAGGCCATCTATAGCTTTACTTGCCCAAAGTGTGGGAAGGAGTTCACAGCCTATGGTAACGCCAAGCGCAAATACTGCTCCCACTCCTGCTATATTGCGGCTCGGTACAAAGGCGGTGATGTCTGATGAGCAAGGATGAACTCCACAATGACATGCTCTATCATGCAGCGATTTCAATGGCAAAATCCATGCTCGAAAAGGGCCTGATCACCGAGGAGGAATATGCTGAGATTGATACAATTCTGCTCGAAAAATACCGGCCATATTTGGGCACATTATTATCCGAAAACGCTTGATATTCCTGCCTTTTAGAGTGATATATAGACACTACCGAAAGGAGGAATTTCATTGAAAACTGTAGAGAAAATCGAGCGAAAATTGCCGATTCTGAAAACAAGAAAGCGAGTCGCTGCCTACGCAAGAGTGTCGATGGAATCCGAGCGGATGCAGCACTCGCTTTCTGCACAGGTAAGCTATTACAGCGCACTGATTCAGAAGAACTCCGAATGGGAATATGCTGGAGTTTTTGCAGATTACGGGATTTCTGGCACCGGCACCAAAAAACGTGAGGAGTTTAATCGCATGCTGGAAGAGTGCGAAGCCGGAAACATCGACATTATCCTCACCAAGTCGATTCAGCGATTTGCGAGGAACACTGTGGATCTTTTGAACACAGTCCGGCACCTAAAGGATCTCGGCATTGAGGTTCGCTTCGAAAAGGAAAATATCAATTCCTTGAGTGGTGACGGAGAGCTGATGCTTTCCATCCTCGCTTCTTTTGCGCAGGAAGAGAGTCGCAGCATTTCGGAAAACGTCAAATGGGGCACGATAAAGCGATTCAAACAAGGCATTCCCAACGGCAAGTTCTCGATATTCGGATATGAGTGGCAGGATGACAAGCTGGTCATCATTCAGGAGGAAGCCGAGATTGTCCGCTGGATGTATGCTGAGTATATGAAAGGCGCATCACGCATAGAAATCGGCAGAGCCCTGATGCAACGAGGTATTTATACCCGGCAAGGAAAGCCGTGGGTGGACTCCAATGTGAAGGTCATCCTAACAAACATCACCTACACAGGGAACATGCTTTTCCAGAAGGAATACTGCGAAGACCCCATCACCAAACACCGCAGAAAGAATTACGGCGAGCTTCCACAGTACTTCGTCGAGGATACTCACGAAGCCATCATCCCGATGGATGAGTGGCAAGCGGTACAAGCCGAGTTCAAGCGCAGACGGGACCTTGGCCCCTTCGGAAATAAGTCGCTGAATCTCTCGGCCTTCTCCACCAAGATCACTTGCGGCTGCTGCGGCAAGCACTACCGCCACAGCGGAAAGCGAAACACCGCCGGTGAGGTTTACTACATCTGGACCTGCCAGACAAAAAGCCAGAAAGGTGCGTCAGCTTGCCCGTCAAAGAACATACCGGAGAAGATGCTCCAGAACACCGCTGCCAAAGTGCTGGGCCTTGACGAATTTGACGAGGATGCTTTCAGCAAGCAGATTGAGGAGGTCATCGTCATTGGAGACGACACCTTGACCTTCCGCTTTTACGACGGTCACGAAGTCACGACCAAATGGCAGTCAACCGCCAAGACCGACTGGTGGACAGACGAGCGCAGAAAGCTCTGGGGAGAACGGCACAAGCGTAAGGACACCAATCCCAACAAACACCTTTTCTATGAGTTCACCGGCTTCATCAAGTGCGGCTGCTGTGGTGCCAATTACCGCTGCCAATCCGGAAAGCGTAAGGACGGCACCCCGACACGGTCTTGGTACTGCACCGGCCCGAAGGATCAGTGCCACAACCCCGGCATCCGGGACGAGACCATGAAGCGGCTGGTGATTGGCGTCCTCGGCCTTGACGAATTTGACGAGGCCGCGATGGATGCACAGATTGAAAACGCCACGATCCTCGACCACACGGTTACATTCCATTTCCGGGACGGTCACACCGAATTCAGAGGCTTCTTGGATAAACGTCACGGCACTCCTTGGACCGAGGAGCGACGGGAAAAAGCAAGAGAATCAATGAAGGTTGCTTGGACAGACAAACGCAGGAAGGCAATGAGCGAAAGAATAAAGAAAATAAGGAGCGAAAAGAAATGGCCAAAACCGTAACCACAATACCAGCGACGCTGTCACGCTTCACGTCGGCACCGATCAACAGTAAAAAGAAGCGACGTGTGGCAGCCTACGCTCGTGTCAGCACCGACAATGAAGAACAGCTGACCAGCTACGAAGCGCAGGTCGATTACTACACAAACTATATCCAAGGGCGGGACGATTGGGAGTTCGTCAGTGTCTATACCGACGAGGGAATCACCGGGACGAACACCAAAAAGCGTGAGGGATTCAAGAGCATGGTAGCCGACGCCCTTTCTGGAAAGATCGACCTGATCATTACGAAGTCGGTCAGCCGTTTTGCCAGAAACACGGTCGACAGCCTTACCACCATCCGCTCCCTGAAAGAGCACAATGTGGAGTGCTATTTTGAGAAGGAAAACATCTGGACCTTTGATGGCAAGGGTGAGCTTCTTTTGACGATCATGTCCTCGCTGGCACAGGAGGAATCCAGATCCATTTCCGAGAACTGCACATGGGGCCAGCGGAAGCGGTTTTCAGACGGCAAAGTCACGGTGCCATTCAAGCGGTTTCTGGGCTATGACATGGGTCCAGACCACAACCTCGTGGTCAACCCGGAACAGGCCAAACTGGTCAAGCGTATCTATGGGATGTTCCTTCAAGGGCAATCGCCATTTCAGATTGCTCGGATTTTGACCGAAGAAGGCATTCCTTCGCCCGGCGGCAAGGACCATTGGAATCCCAGCAACATCAAGAGCATTCTCACGAACGAAAAATACAAGGGTGATGCGCTATTACAGAAGTCCTTCACAGTCGATTTCCTGACCAAGAAGAAAAAGGCCAACGAAGGCGAAATTCCGCAGTATTATGTCAAAGATAACCATGAGGCCATCATCGATCCAGAAACCTTTGAGATAGTGCAGACTCTGATGGCCACCCGCAAAAAGGGCCGGAATCGTAAGAGTTCGGTCAGCATTTTCTCCAGCAAGATCAAGTGCGGCGACTGTGGCAGCTGGTACGGTCCGAAAGTCTGGCACAGCAATGATGCCTACCGGAAAGTGATCTGGCAATGCAATCATAAGTTCGACGGACTGAAATGCACCACACCGACGCTCACCGAAGAGGAAATAAAAGAACTGTTTCTCCGGGCCGCCAATCAGGTGATCGACCAGAAGGAACAGTTTATAGCCATATATGAGCAGGTCCTTTCAAAGAGTCTCGACACTACGGCCTTTGAGGGAGAGCTGACTGAGCTGGAAGCTGAGATCAACATCGCTGCCGAGCTCATCGAGGAGTGTATCAAAGAAAACTCTCACGTTGCTCTTGATCAAGCTGACTACCAGAAACGCTACGACGGTCTGGTGGCTCGGTTCGATAAGGCCAAAGCCAGACATACCGAGGTCACCGAGTTGATTGCCGAGCGCACAGCCCGAAGGCACCAGATCGAAACCTACCTGCAGGAGTTGCGGAGCCGGGAGCCGGTGACGGAGTTCCGGGATTCCGACTGGTTGGCGATGGTTGATTACATCACCGTTCACAGCAAAAAAGACATCGGGGTAACCTTCAAGGACGGCACCGAGATCAAAGCATAATCCCATAGACACAGCAACGCCTCTGAACCACATCGGCTCGGAGGCGTTTTTTAGTTATTTGAAGAATTCAGAGAGTGATATTATTTTTATGTTTTCACTCAGTTTAACTGCGTAACTGGTCCCTTTCGATACTTTTTCGTGTGGGAGGACTATTCTATATTCTTGCTCATCACTAAAGAATACATCTTTACAGAAAAGAGCCCTGAAAACATAGTCCGCTTGAAAAGAATATGTTGTCTTTCCATCCTTGATCACCGGCGGGACATCCTGCATCAGATATTTCATATACTCCATATCCATTGCTCTTTGATTTCTGCCCTCGATTTCTAATCCTTCATCAATATGGAAATAGCGTACTTCTCCATGCTTTATCTCGCAGCCTATAGATTCGCTTACATCATCGAGGAATTTATAGGGCTCAGTAATAATGGCTACAGCATTTGCTTTTGGAAAATGTTTCTTAATCGTCTCTTTCTTCTCCTCCGATAGATTTATAATGTACTGCCCATTCTTATCTATCCCACAGTCATCTTCATAAACGGTAAAAAGGCAAAAAACGGGTATATGCTTTGCTGGCTCAAGATGAACGAGAATATTTGCGCTCATGTTAAAAGAAGTAATTGAACCAGTGTCGAGAGATTGCATTGTCATGTTTTGAGAAAAAATCCTCGATCCAGCTTCGAGAATATCACCTTGTCCTTTTATCTTTTGCTTGTCTTCAATTCCCCAAAAAGTCTCTGCGTTTGAGCAATATAAGCTTCCTTTGGCAAATTCCTTTAGGTGCGATTCTTCTCCAAACTTTAGCAAAAATTTTATATGTTCCATTATTCTTCTCCAATCATTTTTTCTGCACAGAGACTATCTCTCTTCAGGTGGACAGATCTTCGTCAGGATTTCAAGGAAGTGCTGGCCGATCTTCTCAGCGTCATAGCCGTTGGCCTCGCAGATGAACCGAACGGTATCCGGCAACAGCACATGTCCCTTTACCTTCTCAGCTTTGTATTTCTGCCACTCTTCGTATTCTCTATTCGTGATTTGCTTCATTTTGTGGCTCCTCCGCAAGTGTACTATCATAGCAAGAGTTTTCAGCATCCAGCCTTACAACCCAATCATTAAACTTTTCATCTGAGCCATCATATTTTGATTTTTGAATTGCCATTGATATCTGGGCAATATCACTGTGATAATCCGACAAACCAGAAGTAACATTCAATTCAACATATTGTACTCTGTCTGAAAATCCGTGAGTGGTCATTAGGAAGGGCTTATTCTCAATGGAATCGTATATTTCTTGGTAGTCGGCTTTCATGCTTCTAAGAACTTTTTCAAACTGTTCTATGCGTTTTTGCGCATGGATTGTAAGTGAGGCAAGCATGACTAATTCGTACCGACATATTTTTCGTATAAGTACCGGATTTAATTGTGGCGTTACTTGAGGAATTTCCTTCAACTCATCAGGGATGTCTTTATGGGCCGCTTCTTTAGCAGCTACCATTAATGACCGTGGATTGTGAAAGGTCCAATTTCGCACATCGAGAAATTCAGAGAGAATTGCTGCCACTTCTTCTGAGAGTGGTGATGAAATATATTTGTGTTTCTCCAGAATCTTGCGTAGATCTATGTATGAAAAAGAACTGCTCTGATGATCCGCTGTAAATTTTAGAATCTCACGCTGCCTATAAAGGAGCTTATCATTAACATCGTCATACTCTTTAGCGGGAACAAATTCTTCTTGGATGCTTTCCAATAATGATTCTGCCTCAGACGCATACTCCTTATATTTTTCAAGATTGACACTAATCCCGGATATTAGCATTCCCAACACAAGACATGCATCTTCGGCACAGGTAATACTAAACTGCTTGAATTGTTGCTTTGTTCCTCCAGACATGTACAAATACCTCCTATAAAAACAACCGGGACACCCCGACTTCCACAACTTACCCCTTAAATGCCAACTTACCCCTCAAGCGGCAAAATCGGCGGAGGAATAATTAAATTGTATCAATCTCGGTGCTTTTATATCATATACACGGCAGTTCTTGAACGGCTTTAAGATAGCAACGATGGTTTTAACAATACTTGCCGGTGTGTAGAACTCGCCGCCCTTAACACCTTCGTAAGCGGCGAACTGCTGAATACAATACTCATAAGTTCTGCCGAGAAGGTCTTTGCTTTCCTCTGTGTCGCCCATATCCATATTGGTAAACAGGTCAACCACTTCACCTAAAACACGCTTGTCCAGATCAGGGCTTGCATAGTTTTTAGGCAGTACATTTTTAAGAGTAGTGTTTTCTTTTTCTATGGCTCTCATTGCATCATCGATGACTATACCGATTTCGGCTGTATGTGCGGCGGAAGAAATTTTGTTCCAACGCGCAGCTTCAGGTACAAAGAATATATTTTCTTCGGTATAAGCGTCTCTGTCATTTTCAAATCCGTCGCCGTCATTAACAAGTTGTTGATAACGCTTTTCAAAAGCACCTGATATGTAACGCAAAAAGATAAGCCCAATGATTACCTTTCTGTAATCTGCCGCCGGGATGTGTCCCCAAAGGACACCTGCTGCGTCCCAAAGTTGTTTTTCAAAGCCGATATTGGCGTTATTCTTTTCCGCCATTGTGCTTACCTCCGTTTTGATTATTGTTAATAAATATAAATCAGTATTGCTGAGCAATACGCAATATCATCTGAGTATTTGCCTATTTGTTTTATAGCATACCACAAAATAGTATAAAATGCAAGAAAAACGTAGCTTTTTAACAAAAAATCGTGCCATAAATCAGAAATTTTGCAACATTTCAGCAAAATGCTTTTCTCAATAATTTCAATAGGAGAGAAGTAAACAACGCTTTTTCTTGCTTCTTACTTGAAGGTGCTTTCCTCCCTTTATCCGAAATCCTTGAAAGTAATATACACTGCCTGAGATACAAGGCGTTAAGTTATTTGACAAGAACAAAAAGATGTGTTATGCTATATGCAATTTACCTAAGATCAAACATGATGAGTAATTATTACTGAAAGCAAGGAGGCATCGTTATGGCAGAACTTAAAAACTGGTACATTCATTATGACTACGGAGAGTTCATCGCACACGGATTAGCATACGGAAGGGCATCGTATAAATTCGGTGACGGCGCAGGCGTACATACCTCACCGATAAGCTCGGTGGAAATTGACGAATCAGGGCTTCATATACAGACAAGAAACACGCTTTATTTTTTGGATAAAGACTTCATAAATGTGGATCAACACGATGATTCATTAAATGCCTTAGCGCAAGAGTTCTTTAAAGACGATCCCGAATTGTTTCTTTCAAAAATTCACAAATGGTTACGCAAGGCACAGGAGGATTTTAAGAAAAATCAAACTTTGCTTGGCAATGATACTGTCTACCTTGAGCTTATCCCGTCTACCGACAGTTTCTTTTATCGTGCGTTGTATAAAGATGAATACGGAAGAACGCATATTGAAAGAGCAGAGTACCACGCAGGAGATTTTCAGGATTCTGTGATTCTGTGTAAATCGGGTGTGCGTTGGTTTCCGGGAAGTAGGGGTATTACATTCTACGACAGACTTTACATAGAGGAGCCGCCGAAGGATAAGGTCGGATGTATCAAAAATGTCGGCACAAAACCGATGAAGATAACATTTGTAACAGATAAGGAAATAATCCTGCAGCCCGGCGAACTCTACAAGGCAGAATAACTCGGGCATCATCTGCAATCATTTTACCGACAATTCAGAACGTTATTAAAAAATTATGGCAAAAATCAGGAGCACAAATGAACTTTTATATATCCGATCTGCATATCGGTCACGAAAACGTAATCAGGTTTGACAACAGACCTTTTGCAAATGCAGACGAAATGAACGATACAATATTTTCTAACTGGAACAGCCGTGTGACTCGGGACGATACCGTGTATATTCTCGGTGACTTTATATGGCACAAGGAAAGCAAATGGTATGATATCGTATCCGGACTTACAGGCAATAAAGTGCTTGTCAGAGGTAATCACGATCCGAGACAGTACAGCAGTAATGTTAAAAATCTGTTTCAGGATATAACGAATATAAAGGAAATTGTGGACGAGGGCAGGCACGTTCTTATGTGCCATTATCCGATACCGTTTTTCCGTACTGATTTTTCTGAAACGTCATATATGCTGTACGGTCATGTGCATACTACAAAGGAATATGATTATGTAAAGGGACTCAGAAAGACGTTGGCGGCAAACAGGGATGTACACGGAACTCCGCTTACTAATTTCATCAATGTAGGCGCGATGATGCCTTATATGAATTACACACCGAGAACTCTTGATGAGATAATTGCAGGCGATGAGGGATATCGTAAGTCCGATGAATATTGA